TTAATGGTTGTGCTTTTTGTGGATATCCTTCACCAGGCAAAGCTTTTTAATTTCCGATTTTTTGATCACAAAAGGTGAATACTTTAAACGGCCGGCAATCATTTCAGTAACATTATCGGAATGCGCAATTACTTCGTCATCCTTTTCGGTGGACAATAAGCGCTTGTACATGCGGTAATCGCCCCATTCTATATAATACACCTCACCCGGTAATATCTTTTTATCATGAATAACTTTCAACGCTACCCAGCAACCGTTTTCAAGATAAGGGTACATAGAGTGCCCCCAAACAGGTAAGGCAAAATCGCAGTCCTCAATTCCAGGGAAATACATGTGACCCACGGGCTGCGTATCGTTAATATCATTATACACCTCCACTCCCGAAGCAGTGGCAATTACCTCATACATAGGGATGCCTAAATATGGCTTGGGTGCAGCCGGCGCAGGTAAAGCAGCAGTACCATTAAGAAAAGACTGATATTTTTCTTTAAAAATACGCAGTTTTTCTGTATCAATATTTTGGCGGCTCTTTATTATTTCTGTAATGGAACTTGGCGAATTAAAACCTAATGCTTCGGCCAGTTCTGCATTACCGCTAAAAGCTTTACCCTTCAATTGGTTATATATAATTATAAACTCTAATGTTTCGGGTCTTATAGTCTTTATTTTGCCAACCTTATTAATACTTTCCATAGATTTTAATTTTGTGGATAACTTTTTCTTGACAATAATACAGAAATTTCTTTATATTTGTTCTGTAATAACTCAAAGAAATACAAAAAAATTGAATTTTACAAATTTGTATGTATTTAAATAAAGATAAACATCAATTATCACGAGTCTATCTTATAACAACCATTTACAAGAACCTATAATTACAACACTACATCTCATACCATGCGCCTCGTATACTCTGCTCTCCAAAACACTGATGGCAACACCCGGGCTACTGCCAACTTAAATGTACCAGCCAGCCGCAGGGTAAAGTTGCGCTACCGCGGATATAAAGCAGCCTGCCAAAAATATGAGCAGGAAATAGCAGCCATTCAGCAATACTTGCCCGGCTGGCAGCCTGCTTTTAAATAATTATGCAAGCTGTCTATGACCTCTTTCTGTGATTGTCAGTCTGAGCCTGTTGAAGACTTAGCAAGGCATACAAGTCTTCAACAAGCTCAGACTGACAGGAGACAATAACCAACTACTCCGCCTCCCCTATCTATTACCTAACAACGTAACAAAATACTCCCATGATAAAAATGAACCAAAAAACCCGTAACGAATTGTGGTGGCTGATTATATCGGTTGATTACACCTACAGCCGCATTGCCATTGCCGACCATGAACTGAACGGACAAACGCTCACACTGTGGCTGGAGGATAAGCAAGACTACAAAAACACTCTGGACGAATGCCTGCAACTCAACATACCGGTAAGCCATTTAACCAAACTCATTAAAGCCGAAAACCTGAACAGTTATGAAGGCACGCGCATGCACCCTAAAAAGAAATATCTGTACACCACCCGCATCACTATTAGTGCTCCTTTAAATTGGTATAATAACGACGCCACCCCTGCCGAGCAGCAATGGGTTAGGGAGGCGTTACTAAAATCTATTTTAACCCAGCTGATTGAAAACGAGACCTATGCTTACGATCTCAGCTTTTAGCAATCAACTATGCCATATAGCATTACTATCATAAATAGTGAGATAACGCATGAAGCATTTGATATGCATATTACACTAAACTAAAGTTGATTAAGCGTTTTGGAGATCCAGCCGTTTTTCGAAAGCCATGAAGGTTAGGCCGGGACGTTTGTTCAAGGTAATTTCACCACCCAGGTTATAACCCAGTTTCAGGAAAAGGTTTTGCATTGGCCGGTTAACTGTATTGGTATCTAACCGCACTAAGTTGATGCTGTTTTCTATGGCTACCACCTCGCATTGTTTCAACAGCTGGGCGGCAATGCCCTTCCCCTGCATATGCGGACTAACCGCTAAACGGTGCGCCACTATACAAGGTTCGGTGATATCCCAACCCTGCACCTGCGCGTATTCAGGCTCCTGCTCATTCACAATAACTGCTATAACACCGGCCACCATACCGTCCACATCGGCAACCCAAAGTTGCCCTGCCTCTACATCGCTGGTATAAACTGCTGCATTAGGATAGGTATCATCCCACTGCAAATTGCCGGTAGCCTGCATTATAGGCAATACCTCTGCAATGAGTTGCATTATAGGGTTTATATCTTGTAAAGTAGCTTGGCGAATGATCATGTCTGTGGTCTGTGAGGAAAAGTTATTTGTTGGTTTATGTTACAGTGCTAAATTAATCCTGTCATTTCGAGTGATAACGAGAAATCTTTTCGAGGGCGATAAGTGTACAACTTGTCAATTCCAAAAGATCTCTCACTATCGTTTGAGATGACAACAAGTTTTTTCAAGCAATATTTTAGACTAAATTTTCTATCTTCCCCTATCCTCGCACCTCAATCCTCGCAACCGAAATTAAAACTGGCCTTCCTCTTCTTTAGCGGGGCGGCCTACTTCAACGAGTTCTTCGGTATGCTCCTCAGCTTGCTGCGCGGTGGCGTAGTTCAGCTTACGGAAACGCCAGATAGCAAAGGCCGGTTCCTGGTAGCGGTTAATAAGGTTGAAAAACTTAGGGAAGTTATGAACCTCTTCCAATAAAACACCGGTTACAATACCGTTATTATCAAGGATCTCGCGAAGGGTATACTCCTGATCTTTAGTAATCCAGATTTCAAAGTCGCGGCGTATTTCTTCGGCTTTATCGGCGTCTATTTTATCGTTAATGCAAATTACTTTATCTCCGGGTCTCATAGTGCTGCAAAGATGCGGAATTGATAATTAAATAGATAATATGACTATCACTATTTTCAGTAAACCAGCAAAAACCCTTTAAACAAATTGCTAATAATATTTGCATTTCTCAATTATTTTGCCTACTTTTACATTCTCCTTATGCCAACCGGCACTCTTATCATAATGAAGAACAAGTACACTTTATTTACCAAGGTTGAACACATCAACCATTGCATAGCCAACTACTTTAAGTGGATAGAAGGCGAGCATCATACCGAATGCCTCCCCTTTAAACCTACGGCTAAAAGTCCGCCCGAAATGCGTGATCAAAAAATTTGGGACCGTGAGCCGCAGCCACCTACATTAAGCGGCATGGCCCTGCACCTGGGCTTCGATAGCTTACAAGCCTTTGAAGCTTACGAAAAAAACGGCCGCTTCGCTTCTATACTCAAACGTGCCCGGCTGCAAATTGAAACCGAATACGAAAAAATGCTGCACCAGCAACCCGCTACCGGGGCCATCTTTGCCCTAAAAAGTTTAGGCTGGCTGGAAAAACCAACCGGTGAGGCACCTGCAAGCGATGTAAGCATCAAAATAGAAATCCTGGAAACAGGACCCACCCCCGCCACCTGTGAACAGGAAGTGGCTCTTTAAGGTAGCAAGTATTTAGTAGCAAGTAGCAAGACCTTAGTTGCCATACAAACCTTTTTCTTGATACTAAAACACTTGCTACTTGATACCAAATCAGCTACTTGATACCCGAAGAACATGCAAACCTCTGTACTCTTTAAACACAATTACAATGCTACAGCGCAGGTGGTGGTTAACCAGGGCGGCACCAGTTCGGGAAAAACCTATGCTATAGAGCAGGTGCTGTTTACACTGGCTTGCCAGCAGCCTAAAGTGGTAATTACGGTGGTAAGTCAGGATATACCCAACCTTAAAGCAGGGGCCATGCGCGATGCACAAAGCATTGTAAGCAGTTCGGTAGCATTGCAAAGCATGATCAGGTCGTTTAACAAGTCGGACCGCATTTATGAGTTTCATAACGGATCTTTGCTCGAATTTAAAAGTTACGACGATGCCCAGGATGCCAAAAGCGGTAAGCGCGATTACCTTTTTGTGAACGAAGCCAACGGTATTACCTATGCCATTTACACGGAACTGGCCTTACGTACCCGCAAGCGAATTTTTATAGACTATAACCCCAACGCATCATTTTGGGTGCACGACAAACTGATAGGCCACGAGGGTGTACAACTGCTGATCTCCGACCACCGGCATAACCCTTTTTTGGAGGATGCCATTCGCGAAAAAATAGAGAAGGTACGTCATGAGGACGAAGAGCAATGGAAGGTATACGCCCGTGGCTTAACCGGCAAAATAAGGGGCGTGGTGCTCAGCAACTGGTTACTGTGCGAAGAAATCCCGCATCAAGCCAAACGCATTGCCTACGGGCTCGATTTTGGCTTCAGTAATGATGAAACAGGCCTGCTAGAGGTCTACTTGCAAAACGGTGAACTATGGGTGAACGAGCTACTGTACGAAACCCAGCTCACCAACACCGACCTCCACATGCGCATGGCAGCCATGGGTATGAGCAAGAACACCGAAATGGTGGCCGACAGTGCCGAACCTAAATCGATAGAAGAACTGCGGCGACTGGGCTGGAACATAGTACCGGCCAGGAAAGGAAACGACAGCATTAAACTATCGATAGACATTTTACGCCGCTACCGCATTAACGTAACACGCCGCAGCACCAATTTGCGCAAAGAGCTCGACCGCTACCAATGGAAGGTAGATCCATCGGGCAATCCGCTCAACGTACCTACCGACAGTTGGAACCACCTCATAGATCCACTGCGCTACGTGGCCCTCAACAAACTGCAGATAAGCAGCACCGGCCAAACCCGTTCGCGCCTGCCCTGGAAACCTCAAGCGGTTTGGGGCGATGAGGGAATGGGGATGATGTAGAGGGAAAAGTTGCGGGGATTTTTGTTGCGGGGAGCGGGGTATTTTTGTGTAGAAAAGTAAGTGAGTAATTAACTTTAGTTAGTGCTGATAAACTTACTTCGTCTGCTCTTGGCCGCAGTGGCCAGATACTTTTGTCTTAGTCACAAAATTATCCAAAAAGACAAGGCAAAAAAAAGCTTCATCTGCACAGGCCATACACCCGGCCCGCTTTTTTGCCAGCTTTCCGCTCATCTCTAAAAACAAACAGGCCATCACCTGCAGCCCCCGCTTTCACCCGAAGCCGGGAGATGACAAAGAAGAGCCTTACCAAACCCTCCCCGGAAAGGAGGACTTAAAATTCTGACCCGACGTTCACCAATGAACAATTGAACTAATGAACCCAACCCGATGATTCAAAAAACACTTCAAACCTTAACCGGTAAATTAAACGTTAGCATTCCCACCACTTTGCACGAGCTTCAACTGGGACAATTAATGGCCATGCAGGCGGCCGAAAAGCTGGACGATCTGCAGGCTATTCAAATACTTTCGGGGGTGCCGTTGCAGGAATTGCAGCAGGTAAAAAGCTTTAGCGAGCTGCAGGTTTTTAACCAACAGGTATTGATGCTGGCTCATGAAATTAAAGAACTTTACAACAGTGAAGCTATCCCTCAAACCGTAATATTTGCAATTGACGGAAAGCTTCAAAAAGTAAAAGTGATGAAAAATTTATCGGTTGAACCGGCTGGTGCTTTTATGGCTTCGAGAGATATTATTGCCGAGGAGATCAGCAAGCATATTGCCTTACATGGCGACGAAAACTGGCAGCAAAATTTTAACCCTTCATTGCAAACCTGTAGCCAGGTTTTGGCACATTATTTTTATAGCAAGGTAACCGAAAAGCCGTACGATGAAGAGTTAGCTGCTGAATTTACAAGTGAGGTAGAACGCTTGCCGGTTACTGACGTATTGCCTATTGCACGCTATTTTTTTTTGAACTATCCAAACTTATTGAAGCCGAAAACCGGCTTCTGGCATCGCCTGTTTCAGCGTTGGAACAGCGGGCGGGCATTAAAGATTTTGAACCGTTTAGGTACATTAATACGGTGAACGCATTGGCCGGAGGCGATGTAACCAAATGGCAGATTATTCTAAACTTACCATACAATAGGGTGCTCACCAAGTTACTGCTAAACAAAACGGAGTCGGCTTTTCAAAAGCGTTATGCCGAATTATTACAGGCGCAAAAATAAGTATTCAAGCTATCTAAAGTTACTTTAGCTAAATACTATACTTAACTCAAAATCTCTGCTATATGTAAAAATACTAAAGTCTTTATTAAGGTCATTTGCTTACATTGTTTATTCCAACGAAATTCTAATAGACATGGCAACTTCGGCTTGATATAACTAAAAGTAATATGCAATCTTTCATTCAAAAACCCAACCATCACCAATTCACTTATCAATTATATGCCTATCCGCAATCACATTTATAACATCACTCAAAAACTATCGGGCACACCCGGATTCATTTACGGTACAGCTAATGAATTAAATCTATTGGCAGATGATGAAGCTTTTCCGTGTGTATTTATGTATCCACTGCAAGCCATAGAATTACTGCCGGCTATCAATGGATCGGTCCATAACACCTTCACAGTTTATCTCGAATTTTTATTTAAAACCAACTTTGATCAATACACTGCCAATAACGAAACTCACGTTAGCAAGGCCCTGTATTTAGCCAACGAGTTCCTGGTAAAAGCCTCGCGTTATACGGCTGCTGAACCCGCACGGATCTTCAAAATAACTGCAGGCAGCAAAGCCAAATGCTTGCCGGTTTACAACAAGTATGATGTGAACACAACTGGTGTTGGCTTAACAATTACACTGCAAAACATGGGGTTCGAAAACTATAATTAAAATCACTTTAAAAACCCCTTACCTCCCCCCTACCCTATGGCTAAATATGCTGAAATAAAATACCGTTACCGGACAGAAAAACCAACCGTTGAGCCTAATTTGCCAACTACATTTAGTGAAAGCAATTTCATAAACAGTATTGACGATTTAAACCGGTCAACAGCATCGGGCTACCGCAGGTTTGCCAAAATATATATTGAATTAACCGATGAAACAGGTGCCAGAGCAATCGGGACTTATGATACTGTAGATTACCAGGAATATGAAAATGGCGAACCTGGCCAAGTACTAACAGCAACCTTGATAGGCCTTACTCAAACCCTTTATGAAGATAGATTGATTTATGAATCTACCGCTGATGGCACTTACACTTTTGATGTTCGCCTGGTTGGCAATGTTATTGAAAACAACGGCACTTACGTACCACCGGGCATTTGTGATGCTGCCATTAGCAATATTACTATCGACAAAAAGGAGAGCAATACCGGCAGTAAAGATGGGCAGGTAACTGTTCATGCAACAGCCAGTTCGGGGCCAATTGAATACAAACTTAATGAGGGTGCCTACCAACTGTCGCCCACCTTTACCAACTTAAGCGGTGGAGGCTATACAGCTTATATCAGAGACGCAAGCGGCTGCCCGGCAAATCAAACATTTACTTTACCCACGGTATCAGGCTTACTTGTGGCCGACCCAACAGTCGACCTGGGCAGCGGCAACATTGGCCGTTGGAGCGCTGCATTCAACCCAGTAGTTTTTACTTACCAACGGCGCGATTTTGGTGTTTCTAACATTGATGCCGGTGCCGGGCAAAAGGCAACATTTGTAATTAACGGCGCATTGAGCAACGGCATAGCTACCGTAGCTACAGATGACCTGGTGTACATTAATGCCGGAGTGTACAATGGCGTTTTTAAAATTATAAGTGTCAGCCTAAATAGCAGTGCTATTACTATTGACGCACCTTACATAGCGGGCCAGGCAAACGGAGGTTTTATTAACATTAATAAGCTACGACCTTACTACTATATAAGCACCCAAATTACTTACCAGGATAAGCTTACGGGGCAGCAGCAAACCATTAAGGCTACCCACAGGCCTAACAACAGCGGAATCATTAAAGCCGATATCTCCAGCTTTTTACAAAGCCTGCTCAGGGCAAAAGATGATAGCGACAACACCCAGGTAAACTTCCGCGACGACAACCTGAGCGCCAGCTACACCATCAGTTATGCCGAAGTTTGGCAAAATACCGATGGGAACGACACCGCACCTATTTACATCAACATACCTAAACCCTATTACGTGCTGTATGCTGCCCGCCAGTTGGGCGATGAGCATGGCGGCAACATGGCGGCCTTTGTGCCTTTCAAAACTGTGGACGGTGCCAGTAAGCGCGCCCGTTGGGTTACCGACTTTGCCGAACCAGCCTACAGCGCAGGCTACCCGTTTGATGTTGGATTTATTTATAGCGAAGACCTGGCCGGCCTGAATGTATATTGCGAAATTACTCCGCTGGATATTAACCGCCGCCCTTTACCCGATAGCGTGGAAACAACCTACCTGCTTAACGAAGACAACTCATTTTTGCTCAACCAGGATAATAGCAAACTGGTGATCTTCCGGCAGCCGATTACTAACCAGCCCATTACCCAAAGCATCGCCCGGCACATTGGCCAGAACCGCCTTCGTATTAATACCGCCTTTAGCAGCCGCGTACATTACTTCAACCTTGAACTTAAATATGCCGATTCCGGGAATACCATACGCACTATTACCCAAACACAAACCATACGGGTAGATAGTGCCGGCAACGACCAGTCTGTTTACCTGCGCTGGATAGGCCTCACAGGCTCGTGGAACTATTATCGCTTTGTACATAACCAGGAAGTCACGCTCGACGTACAGAACGCCGTGATCGTTAAAAATCACATTCTTGATTGGGCCAACCAGGATGCCATGGAAGACGTAATTAGCAAAAGCGCCGGCGTTAAAATGAAAGTTATGGCCGAAGATCTTTCGGTAGCAGATATTAAGGGGCTGCAATCCATCAAATACTCACCCAAAGTACAAATGCTGGTGAGCAACAATCCTGTAAAATGGCAAACCGTAGTGCTCAACACCGCCACCTTTGCCGAGTACGAAACCCGCAACGGCCAGGCCCCCTTCAGCATTACCTTTAACCTGCCGGGCTTGAATATCCAAACGCAGTAAGGGGCGGTGAGGTTTTGGTTGCGAGGTACGAGGTTTAAGGTTGCGGGAAGACTATCAGTAACTCAATACCTGATCCCTGTAACTGACTTCCCCCGCACCTAGCAACCAATTAAGTCGCAATCAACTTCCTCGCACCTCGCAACCAAAAACCCCGCAACCAACTTCCCGCTCCTCGCACCTCAAAACCCGTAACCATAAACATGCTTCAACTCTTCCTCAACGATACCCTGGTCGATTTAACCGACGACAGCCCCATAGCGCTTACCTTCCAGATTAATAACCTGGCCGAGGTAAAGAACCAGCAGGGCAATACCAGCAACCAGTTTAAGCTGCCCCTCACGCAGCGCAACCGGCAAATATTAGGCTTTCCTGATGAGGTGGCGTTCACCAGCCTTGAACCCTATCAGCAATACACGGCTAAACTGGTGCAGGACGGTATGGAGATCATCCCTTATGGCATTGCAGAACTTAACACCGTAGAGCAAGATACAGCCAGCATAACCGTACTATCGGGCAATGTAGATTTTTTTGAATCTATTGATGGTAAAATTTACGATGCAGGCGATAGCGCCATCCCTTTTTATAATGCTGCCTGGCGCAATTATGACCACACCTGGACGCTGGATAACGTAGTTAGTTCCCAGTTCAGAACCGAGGGCTGGATTTGGCCGGTAGTTGATTATGGCCGTATACCCGAAGATTTTGGCGGAACTCCTGAGATTGATATCAGGTACCTGCGACCTGGATTTTTTTTAAAAACCGCTATCGGCCTTATGTTACAGCCCACCGGCTATACCATTAATCCCGAAAGCTTTTTATTAAAACAAGACCTGTATAATAAACTGATTATTCAGTTTGCTAACGATAATTTTGAGCACGGCATTAGCTACGACGCCAGTAGCAGTGGCTTCTCTGTTACGGCACAAAGTACAAGTAACCAGGGTTACGAGTACAAAAAAAACGGCGCCAATGAAGACTTAAAATTTTATCAGCTTGTAAAAGGCAGTTCGAGTAACTATAATGCGGGATCGAGTTATTACACGGCCCGGACCGATATGGAAGTTGATGTTATTGTTGACTTTACCTTATACTTTTATTCAGATAAAACCGACGGTGCGGTTAACATATCTATTAAAGCCTATGACCCCCGAACCGGGCAAACCAATGTACTGGTGAGTAACCGTTATGCTTCCGACGATATTGAAAGGATAAATGGCAAGTTCAGTAAAACATATAGTAATCAAAAAATAAGCACCTCGCATAACCTGCTGGTTGGGCAGGTAATTAAAGTGTGTTACGATATTGACCAGAATTTAAAAAAGAATGTATACTTTCAAATATATGCAGGCGCCACACTAACAGTTACCGAAAAGCAAGGAAATGTTTTACTTGGTCAGCAGGTGCAATGTGAACGTATTTTACCCGACATTAGTCAGAAAGACCTGCTTAAAGATACCCTGCAACGCTTCGGCATTATTTGCCAAACCGATAGCGGCCGTCGTATGATCACACTATCTTCTTTTCGGGATATTGTAAATAACATACCGATGGCCAAAGACTGGACCACGCGTTGCCTTAACCAGGGCAAAACTGTTACGTTTCAATTAGGTGGTTATGCGCAAATTAACTATCTGAAATACAAGGAAGATGATAACGTATTACCTAAAGATATGGCCAACGGACAAATAAACGTAGCCGACAAAACCTTACCGGCCAACGGAACTTTGTTTGAAAGCATTTTTGCACCTACGCTTAACAGGCCATATATTGGCGGCAGCATTGCGCAAATAAAAAAGGTTGATATCACTACAGATGGCAACGCCACTGATTTTAGCATAAGCACACAACCCAGGTTACTAATACACGATATGGTTAGCCTGCTGCAAAATAATCGAAGCATCAAATTTACCGACGGCTCCGGCCAGTCTCAAATTAACAACTATGCTATTTGCACACCATACTTTCATAAAAGTGGTGCCCAGCATAGTTTATTGTTCGAAAACTTACGCCAGCAATACTACCCTGAACTCGAACGCATCCTCAAACAAACCAAAAAGGTAGTGCGCTGGTTTATGCTCACCCCCCGCGATGTTTTAGAACTTGACCTGCTCATCCCCATTTACCTGCAACAGGACGGCGCTTACTACTACATTAACAAAATAGACAGTTGGCGCAAAGGGCAACCCACCAAGGTAGAATTAGTGAAGTTGGGGTAGAAAGGCGCGGGAGTTATTGGAGCGTGGTTTAACCCAAACAACAATTAGAGAATTTAATAGAAACCCTTAACTTTTTTTGAGGATTATTTTTCCACAGTATTGGAAGTTTGGAAAATGGACTTTATATTTACCAATATTATTAGCAATTAACATAAGTGGTATATTGAATGCGATCGCGTCTAAAATCCAAGAGATGATTTTGAAAATTTTATATCTATTATTCAATGAGCTTTAGAAGAAATAAGGGATTTACTGGTTTTATATTGCTTGTATTTCTCTTTACTTTTATAGTAATGCAATGGTCAACATGTAATAATCTAAAATTAACATGGGGTAAATTGAAAGTAGGGGACAAAATTTACGCTGATAGCTCAAAGCTTCACCAAAAAACTAATCTATACAGTCCTATTTGGTTATGGAGACGAATCAGACCTTTTAATGCTGATGACATAAAGCAGATGGATATTCCAGAGTGGCAAAAATTAAAATTTATTTCTCAACTCGATACGTCCATATTTCAGCTTTCTGAAATGATCCGTTCAGAAACAAATATAGGTCAGGATTCAATGTTTAAATACAAGACAACGTGCTTAGGCACATATTTAAAAAGTGACAGTATATCTGCTATATATTATGCTGACGGTAGCGGTCATAAGGATTATTGGTACGCAATCACAATTAACAAAACAGTTGCATCTATAGATGATGCTAATGAAATTAAATTACCTAATAATCGTACCTATGCAGATGATTATTTTTACATTGATGCACATGAGGCGAGGTTAGAAGAAGCTCCTCTTTTTAAACGAGTTAGATCTATGCAGCCAATATTAACTGAAAAAGATACGGTAAAATCTATTAAAAAAAGAACCTCTAAGCTGAAGAGTAGTCACCTTGCTATAAGCTAGCTTCCCCTTTGACTGGCGTGAGCGTGCCGCTCGTGATCTTTTACAACTATATTTTTTATGGCATTAGGCTTACTGCTCGCTAGCAATTTTATTCACACAAACAATAGTAATCAATTTTAAAAATGGACAGCCACAATAACCTTACACCACAGAAAAAAATTAAACGAAATTATTTGACTTGGGGAATTATAGCAGGTTTTTTAATTGTATTAGCAGGGTTGTTTCTTTACAACAAACAAGTATTAACGTTATATTACTTAAATGCTAAGTATAACAAGTTTAATCCCGGTGATAAAATATACGCCCAGGAATGGCGCATAAATAAAGTCTCTGAATACGGTGCTTACGATACAGAACTGTATCAGGTGGTAAGACCAATTCATAATAGTGACGTTGATGATATGGACATTGACTTGTCTAAAAAATCAGTTATTAAATCTAACTTAAATTCATCAAACAAGCCTTATGCTATGTGTCGCGGATGGCAAATTAGTAGTGATAGCTTATGTAAGATGAAAAGTGCAGTTTTAGGTACTTATATTGATTACAAAATAATGGATCAAAAAATTGACGGCAAATATTTCCCTACCCTGTACTTTATAATAAAGCCTAACAAAAAAGCTATGTTCAAAGATTATTATTCAGACCTATACAAAATTCCTACTGACTATGTAGAGGAGGGTGGCCCGTTTTATATAGAAGCCAATGACACATCTGAAAAGGAAATCACAAAATTTAGAAAAGTTAAATAATAACACACTGCACTGTAAATACAGTGCAGTAATACACTATGCCAAATGGCACATATAACATAAAAATGAATAACTCAAACCAACAATTACAAGAGGCATTGGCTATTGCCGGACAATTGGATTTACGCGTGAGTGAATTGGGCAAAAGCCTTAATACGCTTACAGGAGGCCAAGGTGAGTTAGGCAAGATCTTCCGCGAGTTCAACAAAAACATTAAAGATAGCACTGTTAGCATTCAAAAGATTGAGGAGGTGCTGAAACGCGCTAATCTTCAGTTTGATAAAAATGTTTCTGTACTAAATCTGACAGATGGCTCTATGCGCCAAAACAAGTTAGTACTTAATGGTTTGCTTGAACAATATGAACTATTAAGTAAAGAGCAGGGAGATCATACCAAGGGTTTACAAGCACTTAATCTTAAAATAGGCGAGCTGTCGAACACCATTGAAAAGCAGGAAAATAAACTGGCTAAAAGCCGCGAGGTTTTTGATGCCCATAATGAGTCAATCAATTTCCTGGGCACTTCAATGGACACATTAGGCAGCAAGGCGGGTGAATTTGGGCCAGAGTTTTCCGACATGCTAACTGATGCATCCGGTGGGTTCAATGCGATGAAAAGTGGCATCTCGGCTGTAAGCACCGGATTCAATGGTATTGGTGCAGCTTTAAAAACTACAGGTTTTGGCTTACTGGTTGTGGTTCTTCAGTCTATTGTAGAGTACTTTACCAGCACAACTGAAGGAGCCGATAAGTTCAAGAAAATCTTGGCTGCGGTCACCACAACTATCAACATCGTTAAAAATACTGTTGGCAAATTTGGTGGGGTATTCGTAGATGCTTTCCTTCACCCGATTGATACAGTCGAAAAAGTATTCAAGAGCTTCATTGATAATCTTAACAATAGGGTCAAGGCTTTTGGAGTAATTACAAGTGCATTCTCCAATGGCTTTAATCCGAAAAAGCTGGCTGATGGTGTACTACAATTATCAACAGGTATTAGCAATGTTACAACCAAAATAGGCAATGTGATAGATAAAACTAAAGAATTTGCTTCTAAATCTTTTAATGCTATTGAAACTGCTTATAAAACGGGCATAGTAGTATCGGAAAAAGCAACGGAAGTAGTCACTAAAAATGGTATTATACACACCAAGCATCATCAGACCAATCTTAAGCAAATAAAACAAATCACAGATGCTACTATAGAAGCCAACCAAGAGCGGATAGCGTCACAGGCCCGCATGAGTGAAAAGCTACTGCAAGGGTATGCTAAAGAAATATATGATACACAAAAACATTTCAAACAACTTCAAGAAAAATATAAAGACAACCAAGAAACAGTTGAGCAACTCAAAAAAGAAGAAGCCGATGCATTAACCACCATCAATAAAAAATTCAGGGATGAGGACAGCAAAAAGCTGGATGAATATGAAACTGAATTATTAAAAATCAGTAAAGCCGCAGGCAAGAACGCTAAGGATTTAGCTTTGCAACAATTAGAAGATGAATACTTAGCTAAAGCAGCTATTATTGACAAAGAAATTTTAGATGCCCAGACCCGCAAAGCCGCTACAACCGATGTCCTTGCTAAAAGCACTGAAGATGCAATTATCACTCGTGCCCAAAATATTAAAGCCAGGCTGCAAACTAAAAAGGGTAATGACCAAGCTGATATAAATCAGAATTCTGATCAGCAAGAAAAACAGGATAAGCTACAAACCGGAATAGACCAAGCTCAGGAAGGAGGCCAAAATATAAAGGCATTACAACTACAAAAAGATTTATTAGATGCACAACATACAGCAGCTGTTACAGCAGCTCAAAAGGTCGGTAATGATACAGCCAAAATAGAATCAGATTATGCCAAGAAGAAAGCCGACGTTGAAAACAAACTTACCCAATCAAAGATTCATGCCGGTGATAAATTAATAGATGCTGTTTTAAAAAACACCAAAAAAGATTCAGCCATTTACAAGGCCGCATTTTTAGCAAAAAAAGCTACGTCGATTGCTGACACCATTATCAGTACTAAACAATCTATAATAGAATCACTTAAAGCTTATTCTGGAATACCATTTATAGGACAGGCTTTAGGTATAGCACAGGCAGCTTTTATGGCCGTTCAAGGCGCTACATCCATTGCTGAAATCGCTAAGCAAAAGCCGGGCATGGCAACAGGCGGTATGTTCGTGTCCGACGGTCGGGGTGCCCTCCTATCCGGCTACAGCCGTACCGATAACACCAACGCTTACCTGCGTTCGGGCGAGGCGGTCGTGGTGTCGTAAGCGATGCGCAACCCCTGGGCGCGTAACCTGGTGAGTGCTATCAACGTGGCACATGGGGGCAGAGATTTTTCGATGCCTAACCCCGGCAGAGGTTATGCCATAGGTGGCATCTTTACTGATGGCGGCAACGCCAACCGCTACTACAGTCAGCCCGTGAACGACCAAAAAGACATGGCCAATACCCTGGCTTACCAGCTCATTAATAACTTTCCACCTATTTACGTAGATGTGAAAGACGTAAACAACCAGCAAAACATCCTTGCCCAAACGGTGGATAGGGTGAATTTGTAGAGGCAAGAGATAAGAAACAAGATACAAGACTTTTAGTGGCAGGGGTGAACGGCAGTTGCAGTAATGAGCTCCGATTGATATCTACAGTCCCGCGCATTCCTCTTCTCGGATCCTCGCAACCTTAAACCTCGCTCCTCGCACCTACAATCCCGCTCCCGTTCTTCCTCGCACCCAAAAACCTCGCTTCCCCAAAATGAATATCAACTTAGCCAACACCCTGTTCGATAACGGCACTTTTATGGAAATGTATAAAGCCGGCTTTATAACCGATAAAGTTTTCCTGTACCGCGAGATCTACCTTTGGATTAAGGCTCAAATGCAAACCCGTAATTTGAATAAGTACCAGGCTGTGTTAGAAGCTGAAATAAAGTTCGATAAAGATAAACGCACTATTTGGCGTGCGCTTAACAGTTTTAACGCTTGTGACAAAACAGTGTCACGAACTATGTAAATAATTATTCGCACCTTTGAACTATGCCAACCAGCATATAACACCACTCCTTCACCAATTAGCTTATGTGACAAAACAGTGTCACGAAAACAAACAAAAAGTTTCCCGATATTTGAATTGTCAATCAGAGAAACCCCATCTGAAACCAGAATCAAAGCTTATCTTGAACCGGAATTTACTAAATTAAAGAATTAAAGAATTCCGTCTCCATTTCCTCAAAATTCGAAATTGAACATTCGAATTTCGAAATTAAAAATTTTATTGAAACTGAATTAATAGGATTCACATCTGCTGCTCAACTTGTATTCTGCCCATCCAATAAATTCTTCAAATTCCGGTTCAAGACTATCTGCTCAACTGCGCCCCTTGAACCACCAACTATCAACCATGAACACTTACAAAATTTACCTCTACGATACCGATCAGGATGGTATTGGCTCCGGCAGCTTGTCGTCGGCTTACTTGCAGCAACAATTGCAACTGGCAGCAGGGCAAGATGTGGAGCTGCACATCAGCTCGGCAGGCGGTTCGGCCTTCGATGCCATTGCCATATACGATCTGTTAAAGAAATATCCCGCCCATGTAACCACCTACATTGATGCCCTGGCCGCATCAGCAGCATCAATTGTAGCCATGGGTGGGCACAAAATTATCATGAGCAAATATGCCTTGCTCATGATCCACAAACCCATGGCCGGCAGCGGTGGCAACGCCGACGAATTGCTGAAAGACGTGCAAATGCTCAATACTGTGCAAACCCGTCTGGCCCAAATTTACACCGACAAGACCGGCCTTGACGAGATCACCATAAATAGCCTCATTAACGCCGTAACCTGGATGACGGCCGATCAGGCGCTGGCACTTGGTTTTATAGACAGCATTGAAGATTATCAAACCATTATTACCAACAGTGCCATACTGCAAAAATGCACCAGCACAGCACCGGCCGTTTACCAGCGCTGCATCAACAAAATTTTAGTCAACACCCATAAATCACCCCAAAAACAAATGAACATGCACAATGCCGACCTGATTGACAAAACCACATCGGTTTTAAACAAGCTGATGAACTTTTTTAAGAAAGTGATGAACAAGCAAACCATGACCGACAAAGGACCACTACACCACACCGCCGACCTGGAACCCGGCACCGAAGTGTACAACAGCGAAGACCTGGACGAACCTGCCGTTGACGATGTGTACACCACTGCCGATGGCCAGCAACTAACTACCAAAGGAGGTAAAGTAGAAAAGGTAGAAACTATTGAGGAAGCTGCCAGTGGCGAGGATGAAGAGGTAGCGGGGAAACCCAAAGGCAAAGCTAAACCGCACGATGTGCAGAACCAGGTAGCTACCCTTAAAGCTAAGCTTCATGCCCAAAACGCCCTGCTTACCGAAGCCCGCAACACTTTGCAAAGCGCCCAAACCCGCCTGCAGCAAACCCACACCCAGGTAAAAAACGAGATCAAATCAACCTTTACCCCCGAAGGTTCAAAACGTAGCAACAAAGCAACAACCGAAACTCAGCCCTTTTTTGCACCGCAATCTACCATCGCACAAAACGCGGTAAAGCAAGCGGTTGGCGACAATAAGTGAGTTGCCCGATGCCGGTTGTGAGATGCCGTAAATACGCTGATCAAAACCCTAACCTAACCTTTCACAAATATCTAACCTGGCCTCTGGCCACTCCACACACGCAACTATTTTAAATGGCTCAATTTACCTTCACTAACAACACCTATGCCGGCGAAGCGCTGGCAGGTTTTATGGCCAGCACCTTGCTTGAAGCCGATTCCGTAAAACGCGGACTATTAACAGTAATTAACGATGTAAAATCGAAAAGGGTAATACTTGATGTTGACGACGACATTAAGTTGCAAAACCCATCGGGCATGTTTAACGACCAGGCTACCACTGCCCTGCAGGCCGAAACTTACCTGGACCCTGTTACCTACGAGTTTATGAAACAGGAACAATGGGATAAACTGGTACAAAGCTGGGAATCGCAACGTTTGGCCCCGGGTGCCTTCGGCGACTACGAAGGCGTGGTAGACCTGTCGGACTTTATGGTGCAGCGCTACCTTACCAAAATACAAATTGCCAATGAGCGTTTGTACTGGTTGGGAAAAGACGCCACTAAAGAAGCTACATTTTCGGCAGCATTTAAAGGTTTACTTCCCTCCATTGCTGCCAGTACCGACACCTACAAAGTTGGATTAGGAAAATCATCTACATCCATGTCGGTATCGGCTATCAGCATTGCAGGTGTAGTAACCGTAGCCAGCACTACAGTACTTACCGATGGCGATGTAATAACCATTACAGTGGCAACCGGCACCAGTAAAGATATCACCAATAGTGCAACCGGTATTGATTTGCCAGGCCAGTCTTACTTTATTAAAGTGTTAAGCGCAACCACTTTCCAGCTCATTCGTAATTACAATGAGATGAACACCCGCAAGGCCGCTACTTTCACAGGCACATCAACTGCGGCAAGCATCAGCTTTATTAACGCAAAAAATGTTTTGGAAGTGCTCAGCAACGTGTACTCGCAACTGGACCCGGCCGACCGCAGCCAGGAAGATTTCAACCTGCAAATTCCGTTACATGTAGGTTATGCTTACGCCCAGGCACAGGCCAACAATGCCACTAACGTGCTCAATGCCTTTACCGATAAAAAGAAGATGGATTACTTAGGTCTTCCGCTGCAATTGATGAACCACTGGCAGGCCAACACCATATTGGGCGCACGTTCCAGTAACCTGTTTTTAGGTGTCGATCTCCTGGGCGACCAAAGTGAGCTATCCACCGTGTACATGAAGCCATATACTAACGACAATGTGGTACGCATGAAAGCGCGTATGAAAGCTGCCGTAAACTTTAAATTCGCCAACGAACTGTTTTACCTGTCAGCTATTTAAGTAGCAAGTAATTAGTATCAGGTATCAAGATTTTTGCCTGCCTTATCATTTCAACCTTTCCTTACACAATTTCTGAAAGTCGCTTCCTGCGTTTCTCCCCTTGTAGCTCCTTTCTGTCTTGCTACCTGATACTAATTACTCTATACTATACCATTCCAAATAACTTAATAACAAAACCCAATAACCAAACATGCCAACATCCATTTATAACAAAATAAACGCAGGCTTTAGCCTTGCCACTGCACAACCCGTTACCTCGGGCATTGAAGATGTGATCTACATTTTTAACGAAGACGATATTAAGATCACCTATAACACCACTAACCCGCTTATTATTGATGACCTGGAGAAAGTAGGCGGCGGCAAGGTGTTCAAATTTGAAGGCACCAACAACAGCTTCAACGCCATGAGCAAGCTGGCTAAAACACAGGTTGGTCCGCGTTATACCGAAGAAATCGACTTTAACATTGCTGGTCTTTCAGTAGATATTAAAGGACAGCTGCGTGCCATGGGTTATGGACGAGTTAAAGCCATCGTCATTAACAACTATAAAGAAAGTGATTCATCGGTAGAGTTATTTGGTGCCGTAAACAGCCTGATCCTCACCGAAGCCGAACGTAATGCCGCCGACGAAGGCTTAGAAGGTGGTTACAAACTTAAACTAACCAACCCCGATAAATTACGCGAACCCTACCCTCCACGTGCCGTATCCATTTCCGACTCCGGCTCGGCCTCTTACGCTACCACCATTGCGGCACTGGAAGCGTTGACAGCAGCTTAAACTTTGGGTATCAAGTAGCAAGTATTGAGTATCAAGATTTGCCTACAACCTTATCACTCTCAACTTTATACAAGTACTTGATACTTGATACTAACTACTTAATACTATAAATGAAAACCTACCTACCACAAATAGAACGCCGGATAAAGGTGCGGCCTAACCAAACCTATGGCATACTCAACTACGATGCCGACAACGCTTATCCGCAACGTATGCTCGAACTGGTGGCCGCATCCCCAACGGCAAAAGACTGCTGGAACAAACGATCTAAATTCATAGGCGGTAACGGCTTCGAAGAGAAAGATCTGGGTAAGCAATTAGTTAACAATAAGGGACTGACCCTGGCTAAACTACTTAAAGCTGTTGCAACCGACAAGGCCTTGTTCAGCGGATTTGGCATCCATTTGAATTATAATGCCAATTACCAGATAGCATCCGCCCATTATGTGAAGTTTGAAGATATACGCATGGGAAATGTGGACTGCGCCGAAACCTCAGGTATGTATGCCCTGTACAATGACTGGGGCCGCAAAAGCTGGAAGCATGTGATGCGTTCCAAAATCGTCTTCCTTGATCAATACAACCCCGATCCCACAGTAATTGATGAACAGGTACTTAAAGCCGGTGGTTGGGAAAACTACAAAGGGCAGCTTTACTACTTTAACCCGGAGGTGGACGATTATCCGCTGATAGAAGCTGACAGCGTATGGGAAGATTTTGAAACCGAAGCCGGCATCAAAATCTTTAATAACCGCGAAGTAACCACCGGCTTTTTACCATCGACCATGTTGTTTATGCAAGCCCGGCGGGAAGAAGCTGACAATACTTCTCCAGATAGCCAAAGCAGTAATTCTCCCTCACAGTTGGAAAAAGATCTGGGCGCATTTCAGGGCACTAAAAGCTCGCAAAAGATTATCGTAATTGAATATGAGGATGAAGCATCGAAACCGGAATTTAAGCCTTACGCCATTCAAAATAACGATAAGCTGTTTGAGGCTACCGAAAAATCGGTAGAGGCGCGCATTATCAAAGGCTTCTCAGTTCCTAAAGAACTTATCAACGCCGAAAAATCATCTGGATTGAGTAATGGCGGTGAAAAAAAGGAGGCCATCCGTGAGTTTAACGACAATACCGCCCCCGACCGCTTAGAGCTAAGCGAAATATTTGCCGAGCTTTTCAGCAAATTCCATCAAAACCTAAACCCATCGGGCAACTGGAACATACTGCCGGTACCCGGCAACGTAGCCGATGATAGCGCCGGCATGACCGCCGGTACCAGCATCAACCAAATCCTGCTTTCGGCCATACCTATCCCAAACAAAATTGCCATACTCATACATGCCTACGGTTTTAAACAAGCCGAGGCGGAAGCGATGGCAAATGTGAGTTCATAGTTAATGGCTTTTAGATCATTGTGAACTCCACTCAACCTACATCTATCCCATGAACCAAGAACTATTGACTATGAACCCCATACTGATCTCCCCAACCGTCTTTCAGCAATTTGAAGACATCTCCACCAATATAAAGCCCGAGCGCCTGCAGGTGTTCATCAAAAAAGCACAGGAACTGGACCTGAAACCGTTTTTAGGCTACCCTTTGTATTACCAGCTCTTAAAATACTTCGACGATGCCGGGCAAATGAAAACCGATGCGCCGCAGGTTTACAAAAAGCTGTTCAATGGTTGCGAGTATACAGACCGCTCGGGCTATACTGTAACCTACGAAGGCCTTGCCTCTACCTTGGTATACTTCACCTTTGCCCGCTTTATTGAAAGCAATGGCGTGCACTTTACCGCTACCGGACCAGTAATCAAGCATTACGATAACGCTCAAGCCGTAAGCACGCCCGACATTTTGAAACTGGTACAGCAACAACGCAGCGTAGCCAATGCCCATGCCAACGAGGTGGAGAAATTTTTGCAGGATAATCAAGCCGACTACCCGTTATGGCGTTACAACGAACGTAACAAAAGCGCTCGTCAGGCCGGTCCACGCATCCGCGGCATTGACCGTACCGATTTTAATGACACTACCGGTGTTGCCGAAATAGACAACTTTTTACCCTTAGATACCCTGTATTAAGCCATGCCCGATAAAAAAATAAGCGAATTACCTGTTGCCCCTTCTTCTATTACGGGCGATGATGTGGGCGTACTGGTACGTAACCAAACCGATTACCAGTTCAGTTTCAACAAGCTGCGTGATTATCTAGCTGCTACCACCGCCTCCGGCAATCAAATCTTTTTTGTTACCACCATCCCCCAAAACACCGAATATAAAGACTTGGACGTAGCCATTAATACCCTTAGCGGTGCGTTCTATCAAAAACGGAATGGCGGCTGGTTGCAGGTGTTCACACTTCCACCAAACGCACCAACAGGCAATAGTATTACCTATGGTTTGGGCGAACCCGATACTGCGAGCGGCCAAATTAACGATACTTACATCAACACGGCTAATGGTATATTCTACCAAAAAAAAACTGGTGGCTGGGAAATGGAGTTTTCGATGCTGGATGGTCCGGCAGGTGGCCCCGGCCCTAAAGGTGATACCGGCGCACCTGGCACAAACGGCAAAACGGTTTTAAGTGGCACTATAAATCCATCGAACCAAATGGTGGGTACCAACGGCGACTTCTATATTAATACTAACACCTGGATGATATTTGGTCCGAAGGCTGATGGTAATTGGGGTACTGGTAAATACATGACCCAGGATATTGCCGAACTGGGTAACCTTAGTAGCCTTAGCACTGTTAATAAAAGCACAGTTGTAGCAGCTATAAATGAGATTTTCTTAAACACCGCCGCTCCTACCTTCAAAGTTTTCGGCAACGTACCTTTCGGTAAATACAGCAATGGGATGACGGTGCCCGCCGCTAACAGTGCTTTTGAGCAATACAAAGAAGCCTATCAAAATGTCAATCCACCGGTTTACAACAAACCGGTTGCAACACAAGATGTAACCGCCAAAGTAACCGCTACACAGGCAGGGCAAAATATTGATTTGATTGAGGTTGGGCAGGTAATTGATTTTAGAGTTGATCCGTTGTACACAAATAATCATGCTGGTGGATTAGCTGATATTAGTCCGCTGGTTGTAACTAATAAAGTGGGCAATGCCGCAGCTATGCAAATTGGCACTACAGACCCTACGGATTTATTGAACTATACTACTACCGCCGAGATTATAACATTTACATCTACCTACAGTTATAAAGCAGCTCCTATCAGAAACAATGATGCAGGTGAGCCAGATAGCCGTAATCAATTCGCAGCTGGTACGGTACCAGCAACACGAAGCATTACTCCAAGATATAAAATCCTTTACGGAACCCTTCCTGATGGCGTGGCACTTAGCAGCGACTCATTAAGAGGCCTATCGGGTGGTGGCTCAGTAAATTTTATTTGGGAAAACGGCAGCATACCCATAACCCTAAACACCGGCACTACGCATAAACGCTTTTTTGTAGCTGTACGTAACGGCATTGGCCGATCGCTAATGGTTGCTAAAGATGTGCAAACCAATGGCGACGTCAAGTCTATTTACCTGGCCGGCAAACAAACCCTTAACCTCAAAAATGGTGGAACCGGCGACGTAAGCTACGATGTTTACCTGTACGAACAAGCCGTGCCTTATGGCGATCCACACACCCACGAATTAACGATATAAACTATGGCCGAACAATTAGCGGGCTTCCAGTTCGCAAAACCTTTTGATGTAACTAACCCCGTATCCACCGATAAGCGATATGGCAAATTCAACGGCAGTACTACAGTACCGTTTGCTAATGTGGCTGAAGCAAAGGACTTGGTTAAGCTTCCTTTACGCTTTCAGGGTTTGCAATGCGTTATTGCCAATGGTGCAAGTGTAAGTTTGTACTGGTGGAGGGATGGCATTGCCGATGCAAATTTGGTGTTGTTACAAACGGATGTTAACCTGACCGATTACGTGCAAAAAGAAGCGGGCAAAGGATTAAGCACGAATGACTTTACTAACAGCTATAAAAACACCTTAGATAACTTTTTAAGTAGTGTTATGACATTAGTGGTTAGCGGGCTGTCCTCAGTTCAAGGTTCGCTACTGAACACCGATAACCTGGTAACTATATTAAGTAAGCTGAAATACTTTTATGATAATATTAGCCTGTTCGTTCGTAATGCATTGCTTTCGGGGTTATCTACCGCTAATACAGCTACGATCAGTGAGAATGATACTGTAGTTGGTGCCTTAGGCAAAGCACAGGCACAGTTAAATAAAAAAGTTGATAAAGATGGGACTAAGGTATTAAGTACCGAAGACTACACCACGGCTGAAAAAAACAAATTGGCGGGAATTTACAAAGAGTATAATCTAATATTCGTGGCTCCTTACAATGGTATTGGTCCCGAATACTTCAAGGCAGCTGCTAAAATCAAATCTGTGATGCTGTTTGGTGCAACATCCTTCCAGTATAGTATAGATAATGGCCTAAGTTATTTAACGCCAACGCTGCCGCTCGCCGCCGATACCTTTATTAATATACCAGCGGGCAAATGGGTAAGATGGCGCATAGCTTTTGCTGCAAATTCAACAAACGCCACCGCATTTATAGAATTTGTTTAAAACGTATTATCAAATACATTCCGGACATCTGTGAGATAGCGAAAAACTATATGGACAAAGCATGGAAGTGCAATCTTTAGTGGTACAGATACAGATTAACCGAACCTTAAAAAACTGTACCGGTAGTAAAGGCTACACATTTACTCAATAATTTGCCTTGTGATAACCTTACAATTTTGTAGTTACCTACAATTATGAACAACCGCCCTACGGTAACGAGTTTATGGGCTTAAAAGAATTATAATAAACAAATTTAATATGAACGGATTCAGAATAGCAGGCAACTTTTACGTTTCCAAAGCGGGTAATGATGCCAACGATGGTTTGACACCTGATACTCCCAAGGCGACATTTAATGCGGCTTTAAACTTGGTAACAGCTGCAGGACAAATCATAGTTATTGGTGCTGGTATGTATGAAGAGACAATTTCAAAAACAATGTCGTTTGCTACAACTATACGACCGGATGGTGAGGTGAAGTTTAGAGGCAGCGGCACTAATTTATTTACAATAGGAAGTTCTGGAGTGATTATGAACAATATAACTTTTGAAAACTATCTTGGGGTTTATACTACATCGACCAGTGCATTCAACAATTGTACATTTATAAGTTGTGGAACTGTTGGATGGTTTATTAGTAGTAGTACTACCTTAAATTACAATTACTGTAAGTTTATCAATGTTGGCAGTATCACTACAAACCAAAATGCGAACGCTGGTACAGGTATAAATTTAAATTACTGCATAGTTATTAATTGTATTGCCTACATAATAGGATGCAATAACAGTTATTTTAATAGTTCATCATCAATAAGGTATCGAAACGTAAATGGTGGAAACATGGATTATAATAATATTATGTGCCCTATAACCATTCTCGGTACTGCTTATCCCGATTTAGCAAGTCAAGTAGCCGCGCAGCCTACCTTCAACGCAAATAGCTTTAATCAAGCTCCAAAGTTTAATAATGCGTCTAAATATGATTATACACTTCAATTCGATAGCCCTCATCTTCTTAAAGCGAGTGATGGTTTGACAAATATTGGCGGCACAAACTATGCTGTAACCAGTGTATTTGCTACAGGTGCGGAATGGTCAGTTAACAATTCACTGTCAGAGCGGGTCAATATTGATCAAAGTGGACAGGATGCCATTATCACGAACGGCCAAAGCAGTGGTTATGTATCATCAGCACCTTGGAAGGCTTTTGCCAACCCGACTGAAATAATGCAAATGGTTTACAATGGTGCTTTGCTCTTTAATAAGAATGCGGCTACACCAGCAACTAATAACAATGTGCCCGATGCTAATGTGTTCGCAGGCGCAAACGCTAACGGAGGTGGCAACCCCGACAGGTTGTCTATTGAAATGCGTTGGACTACCAGTGACGAAATGCCTGCACAAAATAGTGATTGGACTAACGGTAATTATGGAGCCCCCGGTGAGTATTACAAATTTGAAATAAACCAGCAGCCAAAGTTATACTTTAACCCCGGGGAAAATAAGTACTATGGCAATGGCAGTGCATCCTATCAAGTTGGAAATGCATTCAATTTTCCTGTAGTTTGGGTTCAGTTTAGAGTTACACTAACAAACCTTTACTTAAATTAATAGCTCATGTTTAGTATTAGTCTTACGCCTTTAAAGAGCCAGCCGCTTCGTGCACAAATGGGATTTGGAGGTATCAATTTACAAGGGAGTCGTAGACAATTCATCGAGGCCCAAACAGGGTTTAAGAGTATTTCGCTTATTGCACCACCAGGAGGCATGTCGATTCGACTTGTTCGCTATCGAATGGCCAACAATAGCACTTTAAATTAAATACATAGATTTAAGAAATTAGCGGGCCTCTTTCTAATCTACATATGATTCACAGCTACCAAATAAACACTAAATCACCTCAACAATTTGTTAATCTTGGGTTGCAATATAACCTCAATTAAATAGGAGGTTCCAAGTAACAACAAACACTTGAACGTTATCTCGATAAAAAAGGGAACTGGTATATGAAGCTGTATTAATATAGGAAAATGTAGAATATAAATGCTATAAGAGATAGGCGCAACCTTGGTAAAGATATCTAATTTGTTTACCATAAATTTCGTTGCTTTGAATGAGTAGATAACGGCTAATAAACATACCAAAGCAAAGATAAATTGACGCAAAGGTAAAAATGGGTAAGATGCCAAATCAAGCACTTTGTTACTATGGTAGTAAAACAGCCAATTTGCAGAAAGCAATGTTATAAAAACAATGTAGTAGATAACAAGGGTTTTGCAGCGCTTCTGTTTTCTATCCCCAAAAAAGTATTCTGCTAACTCTAAGCCTGTCCACCATATGATAAAGTATGCAAAGACGAGCAAAATATGATTTGGGATAATAAGATAAATAACAAGGCTAAGCAAGCTAAAAATGCTAACCCAGTGAACCCGGTTGTCTTTATTTTTAACCACATTAAAAATAAACGGGAATATAATGTAAAAAATCCACTCATAAGACAAGGACCATAATGGCTGGTTGCCTAAAAATGGATTTACGATATTACCGGGTGTTCGTCTCTGATCCTGAAGCATAAAAAGATTTCCCAAAAATTCGGAAAGAGAAATATCGATGCTCTGATAAATAGCGATGGAAATAACGACAGCACAAAGAAACGGGAAGTAAATTCGCCTAAAACGCCTAATGAAATAATCTTTCAAATTAATATCATTTGACTTCAATGTAGAGTAGAAAATTACAAAACCAGATAACAAAAAAAAAGTCGTCACCGCCTCTGTTCCAAATTTAAAGAACAATTTAAGTATTGGGTTTGATTTATTCCATAAAACCCAGTGCCCTATTGCAACGTAAACACTTGCAAAGCCACGTAGAGACTCCAAAGCGTTAATCTTGTTTCTTGACATCTTTTCTTATATGTTGAAGACTTTTGAAGTAAAGTACTGAATTATTAAATTTCCAAGGTGATTTGATACCAGCCACCACTATCAACTCTTAAAGGCTTTCATTAGAATCGTCAAATACGATTTTCTAATAGTCCAAGCCCTAATTAAATCTGCTTGTGAAGTTGAACCATACTGCTTGGCCCCATTAGCGGTTAGATAGCTTTGCCACGTTCGGAACCAAATCTTAGTTTTTTTGAATCCGATCAATTTCGAATTAACGATGAATGCAACCCCCAAGCCAATTAATGCAAGACGGCTTATACAAAAGGCTATATTCAAACTTAAAACTCCCGCAAGATATTAAATACCGTTTAAACTTAATATAAATATAATTAAACAGTTTCCTTACTAACGCGCATCAGTAAACCACTGAAACTATCGGTCCAGTGTGGAAACATTACAATGTTACTGCTAAAGCTCTTAGCCCATCTAATTATACAAAATATTTATTCTGCATAAGGTTGATGAAGATAATAAAATATTTGCTCCACTGTCTATTATTTGAATTTTAAGTGCAAGGATGCACGCAAATGCGTGCGTGACTTACTATTCCCAACCTAACACTAAATTACCCTCCATGCTCTCCTTCATCTCCCAAATTGCCCCTCCGGCTATTGAAGCCTGCCAGGGCACAAAACTATTTCCTTCACTTATGATTGCACAGGCCTGCCTCGAAAGCAATTATGGTAAGTCGAAATTATCTGCCTTGCATCACAATTACTTCGGTATTAAAGCCAGCGCTGGCTGGAAAGGCCAAACAGTTACCTACCAAACGCAGGAGTTTGTCAACAACAAACCCATCACACTTAAACAAGCATTCCGTTATTACCCATCTTTACTTGCCGGCTTTGCCGATAGGGTTCGCTTTTTGCAAGTAAACAAGCGCTACACTACACATGGTGTATTTAAAAGCACTTCCCCCGAAGAACAAGCCCGCTGCTTCTTAAAAGCCGGCTACGCTACCGACCCCTCCTACCCGCAAAAACTCATCAGCATTATTAACAAGTACAATCTCAAACAATATGACCCGCCATGCAAAACTCCGTTAAGTACCTCTACCACTATTTCAACTACAAGCCCCATGTAGGCATGCTGTCTGCCGTGAGCAGTTACATTATCGCTCAAAAAGGGCTGCTTATTACCGATGAAACATTAAAACTGGTTGCCGCTATCTCTTCTTGCGCAGGTTGCGTGGTGGGCTGTGCTACAGCTTTGTCATGGGTAGTTCGTGCGGTAATATGGGCCGTGAAATTCTATCGTCAACTTAAAATAAAAAAATGATTATGAAAATTCCCGTTTGGATCAGAAAGATCTGGAAAGCTATTCAAAGCCTGTTTAACCGTATTCCGGCCGAATTAAAAACCGCTATACATACCGGCGTGGTAGTAACCGAAAACATTAAAACGTTTGTCGAATCCCCCGTTGCCGATATCCTGACCACCCTTATTCCGGGTGAAACAGACGACAGAATTAAAGTTGCTTTGCGTGCAGCCCTTCCCACATTGCTTATCCAGTTAAAACTCGCCGACAGCTGCTCGGGCGCTGCTACGCCTCAGGATATTACCGCTTGTGCCATTAAAACCCTGCAAAGCTTAACCGGCGATTTAAAGAGTGCCTTCCTGCATAACCTATCTGTTTTAAAAGCCCAGGTAGCCGCAGATGGCAAACTTACCTGGCAAGACGGCGCCTATATTATGGAATGGTACTATCAGCACCGGTTTAAAGCAACCTATTAGCAGTTCAGTTCCCCCTTACACATCTGCTACCTGCTCAGGTATAAAATTAATATCGGTAGTGGCATCAAAAACTACGTAAGCCCGCTGCCACGGGTCGTCGCCCAGCAAACGCCATTTATGCCCGCTGCCGGTGGTATCCAACGCTATTAATACCTCGCCCGGTTTAAGGGTAAAGGTATCGCCTTTATAGGTGGTAAACTCTAAGGTACCACGTAAGTTTATTACAAATTGCATAGTTGGGGCCGGATGCCAATCATACACCGATCCAGGAGGCGACTCTTGAAAACGGATAGACTCGGCACGGGTAATTACCGCTTCAGCTACATTTCCTGCTTTAAAGTAAGAATGGCCGTCGGCCGCTGTATAAAGTTGATACGCCTTAATCATATGCAATTATAGCAGTTAAAGTTTAACTAAGCATATATAACAGCTTCCATTGTTATTTTTAACGATAGCGTTTACTGCAACCGATTGAAACAATATGTTTAACCGACATGTTATTAACCTACTATGAATAAAGCAGATCAATCTTTCAACGAACAGTTTAAACCGGTGGCACCACCAGAGGCCTATCATCCTGAGGCCGACTGGCAAGACAAGGTTTTATACGCCCTGGCACAGTTAGGTGAAGGCACAGCGCCCGATGTAGCTGCCAAGTTAACCGAGTACGAACCACAAGTAGCACCTCAGGAACTGCATCGCCATGCTGAGCAGGTTTTAATGAGCTTATATGAAAAAGGGCTAATTAAAGGTACCGAACAAGATGGTGAGGTAAGTTACAATTTAAGCAAAGTAACCAGCCCTAATATTGGCGGAACCGATCCTGATCTGCTGTAA